CCCTCGACGAGCACGCGCTTCCGGAGCTGCGTCGCGTCCTGCGTCAGGCGGAATGTCTTGAGCGTCTCGAGCGCATTGGTGAGCGGCTGCGGGTTCGTCTGGTCCGGTTCCGTGAGCCCGCCCGCCCAGGCGTGCACGTCGCGGCCGTCGAGGTAAAACGCGCCGCCGACCGCGGCCAAGAGCTTCCGCATCACAGTGAGCGGCCGCTCATTGATGACGTCGACGGCCGGCAGGTTGGGCATGTTCGGCTGCACGTAGCTCGTCGTGAAATCGACCGGACTCGGCGCCGCCGGATCGTTACAGAACCAGGCCACGAGGAACTGGATGGACGCCGTCACCGACTGCGCCGGGAAGCGATACGTCACGATCCGTGCGTCGAACCGCCACATGGAATCCTGGCACTGCACCGAGATCCAGGGCGACTCGTTTTTCGGGCGCCGGTCGAATTGGAGCACGAGCGCGTACCCGTGGAAGAGCGGATCGCTGCCCGGCGTCCAGGCGACGACGATCTCCTGGCCGACCTTCGGTACGGCGCTCGGCGGCGCGGTCGGCACGATCTGAAAACTGCAGGTATCGGGTTCGTCATTCAGCGCCTGGCTGATCTGCAGCGAGTCTTGGCGGATGTACATCGTCAGATCGGTACGCGAGACGATCTGGCCGGCTCCGTCCCGCACGATGAGATCGACCGACGTCCAGGGGAGCACGTAATTCGCCCGCGTCGCGCCAGACCGCGCCAGGCCCGACCGCGCGAACGTGTACGCCTTGTCCGTCCCGGTGATCGCCATCAGCCCGCCCGCATCGTGTTCTGCATCCCAAACTTCGCCGTCAAGGCGTCATTCACGCGATCCGCCAGGCGCTGCAGGTCGCCGGGCGTATCGAAGAAGGCGCCCTGGGCGTTGATGACAATCGACGGGGCGAGGGCCGCGGCCGTCGTCGAGGCGACCGGGGCGCTCACCGTCGCGAAGGCGCCCGAGGAATCGCTGCGCGGGACGACCGCTTCCCAGCCGTGCAGCATGACCGGCGTGCCGGTGCCGAAGTTCCGGAAGCCGTCGGTGCCCTCGGCATACTCCGGGAGCGTCTTCGGCGCCCGGTAGTTGTATGCCGGGGGCGTCGTAACGGGCACCTCGATCGGCGGAATGTTCGTGATCGCGGTCCCGAGCGAGCGCGTGATGGCGTCCGTCAGTTTCCCGACTTGCTCGATGAGCGCCTTGAAGCCGTCCGACATCGACAGCGAGAAGGAGATCCCCGCGTCCTCGAGGTCCGTGATTGCGTTCCCGTTCTCGTCGAGGAGCGTGCCCGATTTCACCATCGCCTCGAGCATCGGCCGCATCGCCTCGGGCACCTCGGTGCCCATCTTCATCGCGTGCTGGACGTACTCGCTGACCGAGGTCGACATGCGTTCCGTGATCGCGACCGTGTCGATCCCGGCGCTGTTGAGCACTTCCCAGTCCTTGAAGAGCTGCTGCGCCTGCTTGTCGAGCTCCTGGCGCGCCATCGCCGGCCCGAGCTCCTCGACCGTGAAGCCGTACCGCTGGGCCGCCTCGAGCGCGGCGTCGTACGCCGTCTTCTGGAAGTCGAGGGCGGCCTGGATCTCGGTGATCGCGGCCTTCACCTGGTCGGTGTTGCGCGCTTTCGTCAGGTTGTCGAGCGAGAGGCCGGCGGCGGTCGCCGCCTCGATGAGGGGCGCCATGCCGCCGGCCGCTGCGACAAACGAGTCGCGCAGCTTGTTGTATTCCTTCTGCCCGAAGAGGCCCGCGATCTTGCCGCCGAGCCAACTGATCGCCGGCCCGATGAGCGAGCCGACGACCGGGATCGCGCCGCTGATCGCGCTCCCCAGGACGCCCGGTAGTTTCGACACGTTCGTCTCGATCGCCTTGCCGATGCCGCTCTGCTTGGGATCGAGCAGGAAGTTCCCGACCGTCGATCCGGCCGCCTGGAAGAGGTTCCCGCCGCCTTCGATCGCCTTCAGGATCGAGGAACTCAGCGCGCTCGTCAGGCCCTTCGCCATGTCGTCGAACCGGCCTGGCGCCGGGGTCAACTTGAATCCTTTGAGATCGAGGTTGCCGAGTTTCTTCGTGAACGTGTCCGCGAAGTGGCTCACGTCCTCTTCATACTGCGCCGTGGCCTCGTCGGCCTTCAGCGTCGCCGCCCAGATGTCGTACATCGCCTGAGGCGCGTCGGTGCCGGCCGCATCGTACGTCCCGATCGCGTCTTTCATGACCTTGTTGATCGCGTCCTGCTCGGCGCGCGTCATTTGCTGGACGGGGATCGACGCCTTGAGCGCCTCGAGGTAGAGGTTCGCCTTGACGACCAGGTCGTTGCCAGCGAAGGCGTCGACCAGATCATCGACCGCCTTCTTATGGTCGGCGAGCGACTTGTTGTACGCGTCCTGCTTCTTCTTCAGTTCCGCCTGCGCGGCCGCGCGGGCGTCCTGCGCCGCCTTCAGGGCTTCTTCTTTCTTCTTGTTGTCCGCGAGCACCTGGGCGGTCGTCTTCAGGCCGCTCTCGAGGTGCTGCCCAGCGACGGCGTACGTCTCGGTCGTCGTCACCACGCCCTTCAGCGTCTTGTCTTGATCCCTTAGCTTTTTGTCGAGGTCTTCGACCGCGCCCGCGCCGCCGCCGGCCGCGGCGCTCACGTACAGGAAGAAGGTCGTCCACGAGCGCGTCGCCCGCTCGTGCATCGACATGGTGGCCGCCAGGTACTCGCCGCTATAGATGACGAGGTTGTTGTAGAACTTGGCCCACTCGTTATTCGCCGCGGCGAGCCGTTTGATCGTCTCGTCGGTCATGAACTTCTGGGCGTCGGCGGCTTCAAACATCCCATCGCGGTATGCGCCGATGAGCTTCTTGGCGGCCGGCCCGAGCAGGCCCTGGGCGATGTCGAGCTGCAGCGTCTCGTCTTTCACGTCGGTGATCGCCTTCGCGACTTCCTTGTAGGCGTCCTCGATCTTCATGCCCTTGAGCTTCTCCGCCGAGAGCCCGACATTCGCGAGCAGCGCCTGATAGTCCTCCGTGTTCGCGCTCAGGTTCTCAGTGAAGAACTGGATCGATTTGCCCAGCGTCTCCGTCTCGACACCGCTCGCGGCGGCCGCGGCCGACCACTGTTGCACCGCCTTGGTCGAGATGCCCCACTGGAGCGAGAGGTTGTTGACCGCGTCTGCCGCCGCGAAGACGCCGCCGATGAAATCCTTGATGGCGCCGAGCGAAAACGCGACGCCCATCGCGGCCGCGACCTTCGTGATCGAGCCCATCCAGTCGGTCGTCTTGTTGTTCGCGTCCTTGGTCGCGTCGGCGATCGCTTGCAGGTTCTTCGGCACGTCCATGCCGAGCTTCTGCATTTTCGCGACGGCCTCATTCGCCGTGGAGCCGAGCCGCGCCAGTTCTTTGTCGGTGAGCGCCGAGACGCCGCCGATGTCCTCGACGGCCTTCGCCATGAGCGTGGCTTGCTGGATGATCTGCCGGCCGGAGAATTGATTGCCGAGCGTGGCCAGGCGGCCGCCGACCTTGTCGGCGCCATCGCCGAAGTCCTTCAGCTTCGCGTCGGCCTTGTCGACCGCGTCGTAGAAGCTGGAGAAGTTCGCGGTGAAGGTCGCGGAGAGGGCCATATTACTTTCGGCTGCGCGCGGCTTCTTCGTTCAAGGCGTCGACGAGCACGCTGTAGACGTCGACGGGCAAGTCGAGCACGTCGTCATACGTCCAGCCCATCACGCGGCAGATGTGGAGATCGGAGAGGGTCCGCTCGTGCCAGCCGGGAGTTTTTTTTGGTGCTCCCGCTCGGCGGTCATCGCGCCATCGTGCGCCTGGATCGCCTCGAGGATCTCGCGCAGGCTCTCGGGCGTCTGGTTCCGCAGGGCCGCGGCGACGAACGCGTACGGCTGATCGCGAATCCGGATCGGCTTGTCGTCGGCATCAGTGATCGACCAGTCGATCAGGTAGCTGACGGCCTGGGCGATGCCGAGCTGCTCGAGGTCGAGCTCGGGCTTCTCGCCCTGGCGGAACGAGCCCGCCTTGATGACGCGCGCGTGCGCCTCGCGCTCCTCGCCGGCGGTCAAGTGCTTGCGCACGAGCAGCCAGTCGCCCTCGGAAATGTCGAGCCGCATCTCTTCTTGCCGGCGATAGCGCGATCCCATTCATTTACTCCCTACGGAATCTGACGTCTCAACTTCAGGCGTTGTCCCATTGTCCGCGCGACGCGACAGCCACAACCAGATCGCGCACCCGTCGCCAGGGCAGATATGCGGAAACTCGTACACCCGCGCCCCGATCCGATGCCCGCGGACGAATCGCGGCCGACCTATGAATCGCTCGGTTGTCGTGTGTGTCGATCCCACGTCTCGACCTCAACAGTCCTGACGTTTGGGGAGCAGCCGCGCGGACAGCTGCCCCTGGTACACGGTGACGTCGCCGAGCGGGCGCCGGGTCGGAATGCCGTCGGCATTGGCGATCTCGAGCGTCAGCGGCCCCTGGGTGATGCGGAAGCCGTCGACGCTCTGCACCGCGGCGATGAACCGGTCGCCGTCGACCTTCCAGGCCCCGAGCGTGGCGGCCGGCTGGTACCCCAGCCGGACCACGGCCGCCACGCCCTCAATCACAATCCGATGCCCGCTGCCGACGACCGCCACGGCCGGTTACGCGACGCCGGCGACCCAGGTCGTCCCGTTCCAGTGCGCCGACGAGCCGTCGCCCAGCCGCACGTACGAGCCCGCGGGCCAGGCCGTGACCGGATTGGCGGTGATGCCGGTCATGCCGGCCAGGTTCGGCGGGGCCATCGCGCCCGCCGGCGTGAACGATCCCGGCGAACTGACGCCGTTCGCGCCCGTGGCCGCGACCATCGACGTGCGGGTCCAGGCGCCGTTGGCGACAAAGGTCGCGTCAATCGTGACCGCGGCCGTGACGCCGCCCTTGATGTTCGCATCCAGATGCGCCGGGCCTTCCCAGGCCTGCGAGGACGTGGCGCTCGGATAGATCGCCAGGAAGCAGCCGGTGTCGACGTCGGCCGCGTCGAAGATCACATCGGTGAGCCGGTCCCAGAACGCGGTGAACGAGCCCGAGAGATCCTTCAGGCCCATGACGTACCGCTTGTTGGCGTCGCCGAGGGACGTGACCTCGACCTTGTCCTTCGCCATGTTCAACGTCCAATCGGAGATGTTGCCGATTGCGACGTAGGCATCGCCCGCGTTCATCTTGAGCGCGACGATCCCCTCTTTGCCGTGGGTGCCGGGATTGTTGACGGGTGCAGCGGGTGCGGCCATGTGCGTGTCTCCTTCAGTCAGTTATGCGGTGCCCGTCACGGTGAGGCCGGCCCGCGCGATCAGATCAACCAGGGCCGCGGTCATGATCCGCCGCCGCGCGATGGCGATCGGGATGAACACGTTCCCGGCGGGCATCCTGCCCGTGGATTTCCCGTTGGCCCACGCCCGTGAGCCCGTGCCTTTCTCGAAGAGATAGGCGTGCCGCGCCGTGCTCTTCACCCGCGCCGTCGCACTCACGCGATCGCCGCCGACGTCGACCCCGACATGGCCCGCCAGGTTGCCCGTGCGCGTGTGCGACGCGTACGCCGCCGTGATTTGCCGCGCGGCTTCCTCGGCCTGCGCATGGACGATCGCGCCGGCCTCGGCGACCAGGTCCGGCGGGAGCTTTAGGAGCGCCTGCCGCAGCTCGGTGAGCCCGCTAATACGCAGCTGGTTCTCGGCCACGGGCCACGACCTCCACGCACATCAGCATCAGATCGACATGGCGCTCGTCGACGTCGGTGATGCTCTGCACTTGCAATTTGCGCCCCTCGAAGATCACGCGCGTCTCGAGCGTGATCCCCGGGTGATACCGGCCGCGCACGAAATAGGCCGCCTGGCCGTCGATGACCTGGCCGGCCGTCGACTGAATCGCGCAGTACCAGTCGGGCGGCTCGAGCGCGACCGCCGGATGCTCGAGCGTCACATGATGCCGATACGCCCCGATCCCCATCAGGCCATCCCCGGATCGCGATACTGCGCGAGCAGGTTCCGGAGCTCCTTCCAGATGATCGCCTCGTCGCTCCGCGCGTTCGCGCCCAGATCGTCGCCGCGGTGCTCGTAGTAATGGACCGTCACGAGCAGGATCGCGTGCTTGACGGCCATCGGCGCGGTCGACGGCGTCCAGGTCGCATCGGCCGCCGGCCCCAAGTACGCGAGCACGGCCTCCTGGGCGGTCGCGAGCTTCTCCTCGACGTCTGTATCGTGCGCCGCGTCGGTGATGCGCAGTTGGATCGCCTTGACCTCCGCGGTCGTCCAGAGCGGCCCCTCGAGCGCGACGCGCGAATAGTCCAGCGTCATGCGGGCGTCTCGACTCCCGTCGCCGTCACGTCGACCGGAGCCGCCGGCGCCGCGGCCGGGGGGGCCGCCGCGGGCGCCGGCGCCGCCAGGTCGCGCATGGCGAGCGCTTCGAGCGAGTAGTACTGCTGCTGCAAGAACGGCGAATCGCCGCCCGGGACCGGGCCGAGCCCGAAGTACTTCAGGCGCGCTTCGTTCGGCGACAGCGCGCCGGCGCTGATCGCATCGTGGGCGGCCTTGGTCTTGGTCGCGGTGTCCATCCAGATCAGGTCGTCCAGGTCGAACTCCGTGCCATAGGGCGCCGGCAGCTCGAGGCCGGCATCGAGCGCCGCCTCGATGTGCGTCAGGTGCGTCTGCAGGCATTGCGAGTGGTACTGCAAGGTCGACGCTTCGTTGTTCGCGTACGGCGGCTGCTGGCTGGAGTCGACCATCGAGATCGGCACGCCGAAGCAGCCGGCGATGAGCTTCGCGGAGAGGCCCATCTGCTCGATGAGCTGCGAGTCGGCGGCCGACGCCCCGACGGGCTCGTACTTCATGAAATCGCCGAGAAACGCCGTGCTGCCGGCGCCCATCTTGTTCCAGGTGTCTTTCAGCCGCTCGAGCGTCTTCTGGTCGAGCGACTGCGGCCGGCTCTCGGGCGGCATCAGGATCCCGCTGGGCCGGCCGCCCCCGGAAAAGAACTGCGTCGAGGCGGCCTGCATCTCGAGGCCCTGGCGCGCCGCGCCGCCGCAGGCGTAGAGCGGCGACAGACCGACGAGCGGGTGATAGGCGCAGTTCCACCGGTCGTGAATGATCTCTTTCGCCGGGACGACGACCGGCCCGCCACTGACCGGGATCCCGGCCAGGTCGCTCGTCTGGAGCTCGTAGTAGACGCTGCCATCGGGCGCGACCAGCGGCTTCACGCGGCACGGGTCGAGGACGTAGAGCGACGTCACGACGCCGCGGGCGTCCCGATCCTTCAGGACGTACGTGTTGCCCCACAGGAGCTTCGAGAACATCCAGACTTCGAAGAACTGGGCCGGCGTCTGGTACCGGTTCGGCACGCGCAGGACGGGCGAAAACGCTGGGCTCGTCGTCTCGTGCCAGATCCCGTTGGCATCGACGGCGACGAGCCGCAGCGGCAGCTTCCCGATATCGGAAGCGATGAGCGAGACGCAGCGAAAGACGACCGGATTGGCGAGGACCGTGTCGAGCCGGAGCTCGTCGTTGTTCTGCCAGGCGCCGGGGTACGGTTCGCGGACGATCGGCATCCACGCGCCGGTCCCGCCGGCGGGCGACGAGGCGCCCGGGGCGAAGACCGCGCGCAGCGACGAGCGGATCGACGCGATCACGCCCACGGGGCTTAGCCCTTGCTACGGCCGGCCGGCGCCTCGGCGCTCGTCGGCGCCGGCCAGGCGACGCCGGTCAGGTACTTGACCGCGTTCGGGTTGGCCTTCGCCCAGTTGATGAACCGCTCGGCGCGGAGCCCGACGCAGTTGTTCTGCCAGAGCGAGACGAGCACCGTGGTCGCATCGGCCGGCGACATCGGCGCGCTGTCCATCTGGAGCGAGGCCTGCTCGGAGGCGTCGATCGTCACGCCGCCATCGTCGGCGTACAGCACGAGCGACGGCTGCAGCGCGATCACGTTGCCGCCCGCGGCCTGACTCGTGATGAACGTCAGCCCCTTGTACGTGCCGCCGGCGACCGTGATCCCCGGGAACTCGGGCGAGCCGTCCAGGTTCGTCCGGAACGTCAACGCGAGCGCGTTGGCCGCCGACATGATGAACGTGACGCCGCCCACCGCGATGTTGTTGGTCGCGAAATGACTGATCAGGCTGATGATGTCGGCGAGTGGATTGACGGTCGCCGCGGCCGTCGGCGCGCCGTTGGTGATCGACGCCGGATTGACGCCCGCGACCGCGGCGACGGCCGGGTCGATGAACTGCTGATCGAGGAACTGCGCAATGCCGGCGATCATGTCGGCGCGGACGAGCGCCTCGGCGCTCGGGTTGCTCAGCATGACCAGTTCCTTCGTCAGGACGATGATCCCGGCGGCCTTCGAGACGCCGAGCGACGTCGACGAGAACGCGAGCTTCGAGACGGGCTTCGGCTTGGCTTCCCCCACCCAGCCATACGTGCCGCCGGCGGTCTGGGTCGGGACCTTCGTGTTGAAGGGCACCTGGCGCAGGCCGGGGATCTTGCCGAGGATGGTCGCCGGCCGCAGGAGCTCGATGAACTCATTCGAGACGTTCTGGTTGACGAGCGGCGACGCCCAGGTCGCGTCGGTCGTCGTCCCAGGCGCGACCGCGGCCTTCAGATAGAGCGCGACCTCGGGCGTCGAATCCTTCCAGCGCTCCGCATACTCGATGGCGTCGCGGACGTTGCCCTTGCAGACCAGCTGCGCGCAGGCGGCACGAACGAACGCCGTGCCGAGCGGGACGTTGGCCTTGACCGAGATCGAGGGGTATATCGCGCGCGGGGCCGGCGGGGCTGGAACCGGCACGGCGGCCTTGATTTGCAGTTCCTCGAGGTTTTGCCAGCGGGCCCGATCGGCGTCAATACTCTTCCGCTGGAGCGCCAGGCCGTCATACTCCGCGGCCAGGTCGGGCTGCGTCGTCAGGCCGTCGGCGGCGGTGGTTTCCATGATCTCTTCCATCCGCCTCGTCACCGCCGCGCCCTTGTTTTCCAGGTTCTGAATGTGCTCAGAGATCGTCGGCTTCATCGGGTTCTCCATGCGGCGCGGGGCCGCCAATGACTTCACAAGGCGGATCGTGGCGCTCGCATTCGCGGGAATCGTCACGAGAGAGAGCTCACAGATTTCCGTTTTCACGAGCTTGCGCGCGCCGTTCTTGAGGTACTCCACGCCGCCATCGAGGACGCGAAAGCCGATCGAGGCGCCGGAGATCACGCCGGCCTTGAGACACTGCCAGGCGTCATCGATCCGCGCCTTGAGCGGGCCGGGCTCGTCGATCTGCGGGAAGGTCGCCTCGAACGTAATGCCCGCGGGCGTGGCCGTCAGGTACGCCGTGCCGATCGGCGCCGCCGTGTCGTGATGCAGCAGGAGCGGGAGGGGATTGCGGAACGTGGCGCCCGCCGGGTCGAGGATATCCCCCTGGCGATCGAGCTCGGGCGTCGACGCAATGCCGGTAATTATCCGGCGGGACGGCTCAACCGCTTTGACCTCGAGCAGGGCGTAGGCACGTTCCACGGTTCACGAGTGGAACACCGCCGCGCCGGGCGCGCTATTTTTTAGTTGTTTTTGTGCTGAGCGCGAGCCGAATCATGGCCGGGATCGAGACGTCCAGCCGGCGCGCCGCCGCGCAGAACTGATCGTATTGCTTGCGCGGGAGCGTGATCGTCACCAGCTGCGAGCCGTCATCCTCGTCGACGCGCGGCCGGCCGCGGCGCTTCACCCGACCACCACCATCTCGTAGCTCGGCGCCGACGCCGGCGCGAGGCGGTTCATGAGGTCGACGGCCATGATGAGCGCCACGACGCCGTCGATCTTCTCGGTCGAGCGGTCTTTGTTCGGCCGGAGATTGCCGGCCGCATCGGTCTCGACGGCGACGTTGCTGACATTCCAGCGCAGGACCGGGTGCCCGTCGTGACGCAGCCGGCGGCCGAGGATCGCCTGCTCGAGCGACTTGGTCGGCGCCGAGAGCGACGCGAAGCCCTGGCGCATTGACACGCACGGGAAGCCGTCCTGCTGCTGCAGGCGCGAGACCAGGTCAGTGGCGTTCCACGGATCGAAGGCGATCATCTGGAGCGAGAACTCGGCGGCCCATTGTCGCAGGGTTTGCCGGAGCGCATCGTAGTCGACGACCGCGCCCGGCGTCGAGGTCAGGACGCCCTGGCGCGCCCATTCGTCGTACGGGACGTGATCGCGGCGGGACCGTTCCCGGATGCGTTCTTCAGGCACAAAGAACTGGGCCAGGACGTCGAACCCGAGCTCGTCGGGAAAGACCGCCACGAGGGCCGTCAGGTCGGTCGTCGTGCTCAGGTCCATCCCGACGTAGCAGCGGCGCTTGGCGAGGGCCTGGCGGGCCACGGGCTGCAGGCAGGCATCCCAGGCCGGCATCTGGATCCACCGGGCGACCTGCTCGGTCCACTGGTTCAGGTACAGCCGGCGGAACGTGTTCTCCTGCGCGGGGATCGCCTGCGCCCGGGCCGCCAGAATCTGCATGTCCTCGAGCGAGCGGAAATCGCCGAGCGCGGGGTTGGCCTTCCGCCATACCCGGCGCTTCGTCCAGTCGGCGTCTTCAGGCGCCTCATAGAGAATCGGGAGAAACGTCGGATCCAGCGCCGGCCGCTCCTGCACCTTCTTCGCGTGCGCGTACAGCTCCCAGAGGATCGAATGGCGATCGTACCCCGCGGTCGAGATCACGAGCAGCAGCGGCTGCTCCCGGCCTCCCATCGACGTCGAGAGCACGTCATACAGCCGGCGATCGGGCGCCGCATGGAGTTCGTCGTAGATGACCATCGATGCATTGAAGCCGTGCTTGCTGTGCGCCTCGGCCGCGATGGCCCGGCAGACACTGCCGGTCGATGGATGGACGATCCGTTTCTGGGACTCGATGATGTAACACGCCTCATCGAGCGCCGGGTCGTTCCGGACCATTTGCGCGGCGACGCCAAAGACCAGACCGGCCTGATCGCGATCGGCGGCCGCCGAGTACACCTCGGCGCCCGCCTCGCCATCCGCCACGAGCCCATAGAGCGCAATCGCCGCCGCGAGCTCCGTTTTCCCGTTCTTGCGCGGCAGCATGAGCAGGCACGTCCGGTACTGGCGGCGCCCATCGGGCCGCTTCTTAAAGAGCTGCTTGAGGATGCGGACCTGCCAGGGGCGCAGGTGGAAGGGCTGCCCGGCGAACTTGCCCTTGGTGTGGGTCAGGCGGTTGATGAACGCGATCGGGTCTTGCGCCGGCTCCGGGGGACCCAAGGGCCCCTCGTGACGGGTGGGTGCGTTCCGGTTCCATCCGCCTCGCCGGCTGGGTTTCGCCGGAAAGACGATGGGATCAGCCATAGGTCACATAGGCAAAGGTTGCACGAGACGCTGGGATGGTTTCCTGGAGTGTCCAGTTCCAACACCGGAATGCCCCCCACTGTAACTATATATATCCAAAGAACTTACCGTTGTTTCTACCTATCCTTTTACCCATGCTTGTATAGCCGTCGGTTCGCCGCTCGAGTCAGCGCGATCAACTCCGCCAACTTGTTACGTTCATCCACTGGAACATGCTGGATCGATGGATACCGGCGCCCTTTCTTCCACTTACTGATCTGCCTGTCACACCTGCGCGAACAGCAGACAGCACGAGGATAGCCACGAAACGATCGGCCGCAATTTGGGCAGATATGTGCCACGCCTAACAGACGCGCCACCGAATGACCCGCACGAACCCGCGCCGCCATGATTTCCGCGATACACGGCGCACAAAAGCCCGTCGCGAATTGTGTAATCGCCGCGCCACAGCGACAGAATCGGCCCATTACCGAGTGATCCGCCGGCAAGCGCTTACGCAGCTCGAGCGCAAAGCTCCGCGCAAACGCCCGTTCCGCCCGCCGCGCCTCGAGCGCCTCCGCCTCCGCACTTGCCGCCACTTCCGCGCGCGCGTGCTTCGCCCTGAAGTAACACGCCCGCGAGCAGTACTTGTTGTTTTGACAGCGAGCCGTGCAGACACTCCGCTTCGGTCGGAACGATTGGCCGCAGTGTTGACAAATATGAATCTGTCGCCGACGCTCTGCCCAGTAGCACGTTAAACACTTGGCTGCTGTATTGGCGCGCGGACGTCCACAGGCACACACGTAGTAATGCCCAGGTTGCCGTGAGGGGTACGTCTTGGCGTACTCACGTCGACAGGCATCACATCGGCGGCGTGGTGATCCCCGTCTTGGACGAGGGACCGCCACGCCGCAATCCGCACACACCGTCACTTCGCTGCCTTGAGCGCCACGACTTCACCAGGGACGATCGTCTCGGGAAGCAGACCGGCAGACTTTGCGATCTCGAGCGTCGCTTCTGGCCCGATACCGGTTTGCCGTGCCGCAATCATCATCATGCCGATCATGTTGTTGTGACTTGCACGCCAGCGGGTATAGCCGCCAACTGCGGCAATCGCGATCTGCACGCGACGTAGACGCTCTGGATCTTTCCCGCGATAGGTTCCAAGAAACTCTTTAATTTCCTTTGCGCCAACTAAGGCCGCTTCTTCGAGGGCTTCGTGCAGTGCTTCAGTGACTCGTCTCGGCATGTGTCCTCCTCGGTTGTGTTACTCCCCACGTTGCGTCTTCTGCGCATGGCAGCGACGACAGAGCGCTTGCAAGTTCGCGCGGTTCCAGAAGAGGGCCAGGATCCCGCCATGTCGGCGGATGTGGTCGACCTCGAGATGGAGCGCGACCTTGTGACAGAGGGCGCAGGTGTACGCCGCGTCGCGCAGGATCTCGGCCCGGAGCGCCTTCCACTGCGGCGTGCGGTACCAGCGCCGGAGCGCGTAGTTCGGGCGTGCGTGCTCGAGGTCGACGGCATGGGCGAGACAGCGGCGGCGCAGGGTCAGGGCCGAGCAGCCGGGCACGACGCAGAAGTGCGGCGCTTGCGCGGGCATCACGTATGCCGCGCCCATTCCTGCGGGGTATAGCCGCGGTCTTTGTAGCCCTGCAACAGCAGGGCGCGCTCGAACTCGGCCTGTAAGCGGGCCGCGATGCGCTCGCACTGTCGGCAGCGCCGATGCCAGCCATGCAGACAGGGCAAGCGGATCGCCGTCATGGTGGCCCCTTGCGCGCCGCCAGGGCGGGCAGCTCGGGAAAGCGGGCGCGCATCGTCGCCTGCTCCTGCTCGGTCCGGGTGATCAAGGGCGCGCGCCGACCGCAGGTGTGACAGACCAGGACCACCCGACCATCGGGCAGCCGCTCGCGCCACGTATGCGGGTGATCGCACCAGAAGGCCCAGCGCATCGCATCACCGGCGACGCCGCCCCATCCGACGACGGCCCAGCGCGACCAGCCCGACCAGGCCCGTGCCGAACAGCAGCACCGTCGCGGGCTCGGGCACCGGCGCCGCCGTCGCGTTGAACGTGCCCGTCGCGTCGGCCGTCCCGCTGCGGATCGACGTGCCGGTGACGCCGAGCCCGCCCTGGTTCAGGTTGCTGAAGCTGAACGCCATGCCGCGGGGCAGGCCGAGCAGGGTCGGGTCGAGCACCGTCGAGCTGCCCGAGAAGGTGTTCGGCGGCTGACTGGCCTGGAGCGTCGGATTCGTGCCGCCCAGGCTGCCCTGGATCAAGTCGGTGAACGTCACGGTCAGCAAGTTCACCGGTCCCTGGGTGATCGACAGGCTGCCGCCGAACGCCTCGGTCAGCGCCTGGCCGTTGACGGTCGCCGGGCCGAGACTCGCCGCCGAGAGGTTCAGCGTGAAGACGCCGGGCGTGACGCCGCCGCAGCCCGCCACGAGACAGAAGGCGGGATCGAAGACCACGACGATCGGCACGTTGGTCGCCGTGAGCGTGGTCGTGGTCCCGTTGCCGCTGAAGATGAACGGCGTCGTAAACCCGACCTCGGTGAACTGCAAGATCGTACTGGCCGAGGCCGTCGACACGAAGCCCACGCAGCACAACCACCCCAACAACACGGCTTTTTTCATCTGACTTCTCCTGTGACATCTTGCGTCGCCTTGACGCGCGCGATCGCGTCCGTGTGTCCGATGAGCGCGTCCGCACGCGACGGATACCGCTGCTGGTACCCGTCGTCGACCCCGCCGAAAATCATCGTTTCCCACAGCAGCGGCCGACCGCCGCCGAACGCATGATCGAGCGCGAGAAACACCGTCGAGACCCGCACCTCGCCGACCTGATCGACTCGGACCACGCGATCGGCCGTCTCGAACCAGTCGGCCCACATCCGCGGATCGTCAATCGCGAGCGGTTCCCCGTCGACGCCGAGTACGTATAAATGCGATCGGTGCTTCATGTACCCTCCGGTAGGATCCAGACGTCGCCGGGTTCGACGCGCGGGCCGCCACACCCGGCACATAACACGATGCCCGGGCGCACGGCGGCCCGGAATCCCGGAATCGGACGGTAGCGGACGAGCCCCGCGCAGGCGGTGCACGCCCCGAGCTCGTCGCCGGCGAACGACCAGGGCAGCTCGAGGCGCCGACCGATCACGAGGATCACACTCTGACCAGACCGGTCACACCCCATGCCAGGATCCCCCAGGAACGTATGCAAGCTCACCGCCGGGCGACACTCAACGGCGATCGCTGCTCAAGTCGAGCCGTCGCGTCTTCGTCGTCATCCTGGATAAAGCCGGTGCTATTCACCTGGCCGCGCACCTTCAGAAAATCCACTTCCACCTTTGCGGACTCGACGATCACCTTCGCGACCTCGGCGACCGCGCGCGCGCGATCGATCTCCATCGGCTTCCCGGTATCGCGGAGAGACGCGAGCGTCTCGAACAAGTGCTTACGCAGATCGTTGATGTTGTTCTTCGGCATGACGGTCTCGTTTTCGAATTTGGCGGTTGAGTGCGCCAAGCAGTTGAATCGCCTTCATGAGCGGCGCCGGCAAGTTGTGTATCGAGTTCCGCCGCATCAATTCGCGGCGAGTGATCAATTCGAGATTGGTCGGCCGACAGTCGTGCTTGTCCTTGTTCTTGAACACAACCGTGTGACCGGGCGGGACGGGTCCGTGGACGTATTCCCACACTAGTACGTGCAGGAATTGCCAGTTGAAGCGCGACGGGATGGCGCGGTCATCGTTGATCTTCCACTTCACATAGCCGTCCGGGTCGACAACCTCCGTCCCGATGGGGACCCAGGTGTGCGGCCGGCCGCCCTTTTTGAACTGCGTATCCCTCATGCGGCCGGAATGCCAGCCTGGCCGACGCAGGCCCTTGTTCCACGTGTCGTGTCCCTTTGGAAACCAGCATGTGCGCCCGCGATGGTCCCCGCGCCGTATCCGTGCGGAGGCTTCGCTGGCACGAAAGGCGACGGACTTTTTGATGCCAAGGAGCCGCGCTCGAGCGAAGATCGCAGGCACCGTACGGCGTAGTCGTCGGACAAGCGTTTGCGTCGACGTGTCGGGATACAGGCGACGGACTCGAGCATCGTCAGCCTTACTCCAGAGTCGCTTGCCCGCGCGAAAGCGATCAGCCATGTTGTTCAGCTGCTCGCGACGAGCGCGCCGCTCGTCGCAGAACTTCACGCGTCCTTCGGATCCGGCGCCGACCGACCGATCAAGCCCAGGATCACATTCGCGATCGCGTTCGTCTCCGCCGTGGCGACGACGCCCAGGCGGAGCTCGAGATCGGGACGGTGCGCGGACGTGAGCCGGTTCATATGGGTGACGTCGGGCGGGATCTCCGCGCCGTCGGGCACGTAGTAGATCTTCCGGACGTACTTCTGGGCTTCGGGGTTGCCCTCGAGCCAGGTGTCGAGCGTGCCTTGTACGTCGATCTCGTGCGTCAGTCGGTCCATATGACTACTCTCCTGTGTCTCATCCCAAAAACCCCTCGTGCTCTTCCCACTCGCACGAATCCTCGTCGTCGGCCTGGGGCCGCTCGCGGCAGTGCCGATGCTTCTCCACCACGGCCCGCAGGTGCGCGACGAACGCGCGCAGTTGGATCACCTCCTCGGCCGGGTTCGGCTCGTGGGCGCCGCACCGATGGCACGTCGCCAGGTAGGGAAACGGCCCGAGCCGGACCCAGTCGATCGCGTGCTCGTCATTCGCCATGGCTCATCTCCACATCACGAGCGCCCAGATGACGAGCAGCACGAAGGCGACGACCGCCAGGATGCCCGCGGCGACGAGCTGCCCCTCGGACAAGCGGCGCGGCCCGCGATCGCGCATCAGGCGCCCTGCTTCCGCTGCCACGTCTCGACCTCCGGCCGATTGCTGAGCCGATCGGTGAACGACGCGCACGACTCCTCCGCGCCCGTCAGGACCGCGGGGATCATCTCGAAACACGTCCCAATCCCCTCGCCGTCCTCGTCGGTCCCGCGCCGCTTCCAGCGCATACAGGACCCGCAGCGGGGCGTGCCTACTGGCGCCATTGCCCGCTCACCGAGAGCGGCGAGAGCAGAAAGTCCTGCGACGTCGCCTCGCGAAAGACCGTGTTGTCGACGACGATCTGCACCGACAGAAACGGATAGACCACGGCGAAGCCGTAACTGACGGGCGTCCCCTCGAGCGACAGAAAGAGCGAGTCGCCCGTGATCGTGAGCGTGTTGAAGTACGGGAGCGACGTCACGACCTGGCCGAGCCCGTCGACGGGCTCGGAATAGCGCACGCGCACGCTGGCCGCATTGCCGAGCACGCGGAACTGGATCGTATGTTTCACGACGGCCGGCGTCGTCGCGACCGGCGTCGGCGACGTGACCGTGACATACGTCCGCTGCCGACACGCGATGAGCGAGAGCGCGAGGACGACGACGAGACAGACTTTCATCACGGTTCCCCTTCTAGAGCGGTGGCTCCGGGCGCGGGTCGTCGCGCTCGCGCAAGTGCTGGATCATCCGGCCGTACTTCGTGTCGGTGTAGCTGATCAGGACTGGCAGGCCGGCCGTCTGCGCGTCTTTCGCCGCCGTCGCGAGCGTGAGCGAGAACGTCTGATACGTCTGCTGGTTGTCGGCCGTGATGACGAACTTCTGGGCGCCGTTCTTGACCTGGCGCTTGACAATGCCGACGACCTTGACCTCGATCGTCTCCGGCCGCGCGACCGCCGGCGTCGTGTCGGCCACGATCTCGCCGGTCTCGGTGTCGACGGCCTGGGCCATCTCGTCGCCGGTGTAGACGCCGGAGAGCTCCTGCGGGAACGCCTTGCGGAAGGCGAGCGCTTCGGCACACTTCGCGATCATCGTGTCGGCCATCGTGCGCCAGAGGCCGGCCAGCTGCCCGCGGTCGCCGCGCGCGGCGTACGCCTCGGTGCGGGCCACGCCCCAGACCGGTTCGGCGAAGTCTTTCCGCCACACGCCGATCTTGGCCGCGACCGGCGGATCTTTCGAGAGCCAGACGTCCATCCAGGCGCCCGACTCGCCGCACCAGAACGGGCCCACCTGGCCGCGGTACTCACCCGTGCGCTGCGCGATGAGTCGGAAGCCATCGATCGCGGTCTGGATGCTGAGCTTGCTGCCGCGCTTGATGGCGTAGATCTGGCGCGTAAGCGCGTCCAGGCCCGTGCGTTGGCACTGGTAGAGAAAGAGCTTCAGCTCGTCGTCGGTGACGCCGACGGCGACCTGGCGCTTGATGAGATCGATCTGGTCGCGCGTGTACGGCACGGGCATCGTTGCAAGACCGGTCGTCATGCGTCCTCCTGGTCTCCCGCCGCGGCTTTCGCGTAATCGAAGAGGCCCGTCGTGGATTCGGCGAGCGAGGCCCACGACTGCGGCTTGCGAACCAGGCGCACGCGTCGCACCGGCCCCGGCGCGGCCGCCGCGGGCATTTCGACCGGCGGCGCCGAGAGCTGCTGCAGGTCCGCATCGGTGAACGGCCGGTAGCGTTCGCCGCACGCCTGGCAGCGATACAGCGGCCGCGAGACGCCCGGCAGGCGCAGCTCGAGCACGAGCGCGCCGGCGGGAATCTGGGTGGGGCCGTGCACATCGTCCCCGCACCCGCCGCAGAGCGTCTCGACGACGGCGAGCGTCCAGGTGGCCGCCATCACGAGGCCCGCCCGGGCCGTTGGAAGACCGCCGCGTCCATCGCTTTCGTAACGTCGCGGCCCGTGGCGAACCGAATCTTGTGGACGCCCGCCAGGTCTTTCAACTGCTCGCAGAGCTCGCTCATGGGCGGGAGGTCTGCGTCCGGGCTGAGCCGGTCGAGCACCACGTGCGCGAGTCTGACGAGCACCTTGGCGTGCGCGGGGCGCGCGTCAGCGCGCTGCTCTTTCTTTCTTGATCTTGATCTTGGGATCGGATTCGGATTCGGATTCGGAACCCGCAGAATCTTTTCGGACTCCGCGGCGATTCTTTTCGGATTCCGAACGGAATTTTTCTGGAATTCCCGCTTGCGGGCCACATCGATCCGCCGCTTTTCCAAGACGGCCGCGGCGCTCGGGTTGTAGTCGTTGAAGTCGTGGAGCCGGTAGCCGTTGCCCTCGGCGTGGAGGAGCCCCGCGGCCACCATCGCGTCAATGATTTCCCCCGGCTTTTTGTCGTAGCGGGTGTCCTCGAGGATGATGCCCGGCACCAGGCCGTCGGTCAGATGTGCCACCGCATAGCAGGCGCCGATCGTCCAGATGCCGATCACGCGCGCCACCGCGCCTTTGCCGAGCTGCTGGCCGGCGGCGAGGACTTTCCGGTGACTCGCGAAGTTGCTTTCAATGCGAAGCCAGGCCATTCCCGGCCCTCCTTCACGCGCGGCGCCGCGCGCGATGGAACTCAATCTCATTGTTGAAGCCGTGCAGCCAGACGTCGATCTCGCGTTGATCGAAGAGGTACAGGCGGCCGCGGCGGCAGAACGGCAGCTGGTGTTGCTTCACGAGGCGGTACAGCATGTTCAGCGAGCCGAGCCGGAGGTACGCCATGGCTTCGTTGGCGGTGAGATAGGGACTCGGCGACATCATGCCGGCCTCTTCGTGCGATGGGATTTCCGGACGTCCAGAGGGAACAACTCCTGCGGGCTCACGCCGAGCGCGTCGGCAATCCGCGCGACCGTTTCATAGCCCACGGACCGGATGTCGCGCTGGCCGCTCTCGAGCAGCGAAATATACGACTTGGTGACGCCCGCCTGTTTGGCGAGCTCGGCCTGCGTGAGCCCCGCGACTTTGCGCGCCAATTTGAGGAGCATAGTTAACTTTTCGACACAATATACAACTAAGTTGACTTGTGTCAACCAGTTAATTTACGCTCTCTGGTGTGCCCGTGACCGACCCGCTTCGAATCGTTGACCGTTTCGTGCACGACACCGACAATGAGGCGATGTATCGGTATCGCCAGGCGGCCGCAAGGGTGATCAAGTGGCGCCAGGAGCACGGTGCTATGAGTCAAGTCCAATTCGCGGCCGCCGCCGGGATTTCGGTGGGCTGTCTCCAAAGTTTCGAGACGGGGACGCGCGCCACGCGAAAGAAGCAGATGGAACGGATCGCCCTGGCGTGTGTTGGGTGAATCTGGGGGACTCCTACAACAACGCGAATAAGTGGGGCGGCGGTGGCGTCAACACGGGCAAACACACAAAAGTCCGTTGATGGCGAGGTTCCGTCATGGTCAGGCGTCCGCCGGAGGTGGAGCGGCTTGGAAGGCACAAAGCCGAAAGACCTGCTCATGATCCCAGCTCGTGTCGCGCTCGCGCTCCAGGCGGATGGCTGGTATCTCAGGGCGGATGTGATTTGGAGCAAACCCAACCCGATGCCCGAGTCAGTGACCGACCGGCCCACGAAGTCACACGAACACCTGTTCCTGCTGGCCAAGGCCGAGCGCTACTTCTACGACGCGAAGGCCATCGCCGAACCAGCGAGCGAGTCGATGCTTACACAGGTCGATCAGGTCTACAACTCGCTCGGCCTGAAGGACTACGAAGCGGCCGGTGTGCAGAACCCGTCCAGCGTCAAGGCGCGGATCATCGCGAACGCGCGCACCAAACAGGCCGGCCATGGACGTCGCTACGACGGTTTCAATGAGCGCTATTTTGGTGATTCCGAACCACAACTGACCCGCAACAAGCGCGACGTCTGGACGATCCCGACGCGCCCGTATCTTGGCGCCCATTTCGCGACGATGCCGGAAGACCTCGTTGAACCGCGCATCTTGGCCGGCTGCCCGATCGGCGGCCTCGTGCTGGATCCGTTCATCGGCTCTGGCACCGTTGGAGCCGTCGCCTCACGACTCGGCCGGCGATGGGTCGGCACGGACCTGAACTATCAGCACCTGGCCGCTGAGCGCACCTCACAACGCGGGCTGATGTTCGCGGAGGCCACCTCGTGAGGCGCTGTCTCGACTGTCCCGCCCGTCTCGGGATGCGCCGGTCCCCGCGCTGTCGGATCTGCGCCCGCGTGTATCGGACGGCGCAGCGTCGATTGTCCGTCCGTGTACGTCGGCAGGAAGTGAACGCGATGAATCGGTGGGCCGCATGAGTTGGGCGGTAGAAGTCCGGAGTGATGGTGACGTAGTCGTCACGATTGAGGATCGGTGTCTTTCGGGTCGCGACATCTCCGAGGCAGACGCGGATCTGATTCGAGAATGCGCCGCGCACCTCCTCGCGTTCGTCGGTGTCAAACGTCCGGTCGGCTGTCCCTATCATCCCGAAGGATACGGCGGGTGCGTGGATTGCTGCGATATTCGAGCGGGGTCGGAGTTGTGGTGAAGCCCTTCCCCCGCTGCTCAGCCTGCCTGAGTTGGAAACGTCGCGACAGCGTGCGCGGGAGTTGCTGGCACGAGGCGAACCGGAAACCAGGCGAACTGACCGAGGTGCGCGAGGATCACGCGTGTGATCACTTTGCGGACCGGTTGACCCCTGAGAGCCGCGCCCTCTTGACCCAGGAAGGACCGAACCGATGAGCTGTTGTCTCAGCGACTGCGGCCGAGGGAATGAATCTGCGGGCCAGGCCGGCATGGTGCTGATGGCAGGCCAATGGCGGTGTTCGGTCTGCTGGTGGGGACAACCCGAGCGGCAGCCGGTCGTGCGGGGCGAGATGACGCAAAGGAAGAAAGGCCGGGCCGCGTGAAGAAGTCGTCAGTCACCGAGCAACTCGTGTTTCAGTGCCGGATCGCTCAGTTGCCGGCGCCCGTGCTTGAACACAGGTTCCACCAGACGCGGAAGTGGCGGTTTGACGTGGCGTTCCTCGCGGCCAAGGTCGCGCTCGAGATCAACGGCGGGGCCTTCATCCCAGGCGGTGGCCGTCACACGCGCGGGGCCGGGTTCCGCGCGGACTGCGATGATTTCTACCGCCGCGGCAGCACGTTCGGCAGCAGCACGAAGTGCGACAGCAGCCAGAGCACGAGCACGACGAGCGCGAGCACCTGGAGCGTCGTCGCCCAGCCGCTCGGCATGGGGATCTTGGTCGTGATGATGTAAATCAGAAATCCGATCAGCGCGACGACGAGCACGAGGATCAGGAGATCCATCACACCCCTCCTTCTGCCAGGTTCGACGGCCCGAAGCGCTCGGCAAACTCCTCGGCCGAGATCACCTCGATCGGCTTCCCAGTGTAGCGGCTGGAGATGACCCAGTCGGTCAGCTCCACGACGACCCAGCCCGTCTCGAGCGCGACGCGCGGAAGCCCGTCGACGAACATCGGCGGATCGCCAAAGTCCGTGGTCGCGCCGATCGGGAGCGGTTGGCCGATGACGTACTGCTCGGCGTACACCTTGAGCGGCTTTTCGTTCTGCTGCTTCTGATTGCCTTGGGGCGGGAAGGGGGCAGCCATTATTTGAGGTACATCCCATGGACGATGACCAGCTGCCCGCTCAGTTCCTGATTGGTCCGGTTCGCGCCGGTGACGGCGTTCAGGAGCTGGCAGGTGCCGGTGGCGGAATCTGGCATCCAGAACCGATGCTGCATCGAGCCGTAACTTTGCACGAGACCGCCATCGATCCCATTCGCTTGCGGAATCGGCAGCGTGAAGATCGCCCCCGTGGCATCAGCGGTGGCCGGCCAGCTGAGGCGGATGCTGAGAAAGACGAGTCTCCCGCTGACGATATAAAAGCCTGTGCCGAGCGTGCCCACGGCCGGCCCGGTCGCCGTCCAGTTGAGCAGGGGCCCTTGGACGATGGCGTCGATCTGGTTGTAGAGCTCCTGCTTCCAGGCGTTGTTGAAGATCGTCCCGGTCGTGCCGGAGCCGTCATCGTCGATCATCGGCGTGCGAGTAATCGCCATCGGTGCATCCTTCTACGATTGGTCGGTCAGCACGAGATCGAGAAACGTCGTCGGTTTCACGTCGCCGGCGACACAGCGGCGCCGGGGCGGCTGCGTGCGCAGCGGGAAGGACAGATCGACGCGCGTGATCGTGAGCGTCATCGTCACGGGATCGATCACCGAGGTCCCGGTGAGCGCGATCACCTGGTGGCGGCCGGGCTGTGCGTTGAGATCGTCGGTCTCCCATTCGGCGGTCACGAGCGGCTCGCTGAAGGCGTCGAGATCGGCGTTCGCGCGGGCGATGGCGCCGCCGTAGCTGTAGCGGCCATCCTGGACGAAGCCCTCGATCGGCGGCCAGCCGTCGAGCGGCCGAGCAGCTTTCTGGAGCGTGACGACCGGCGTATCGGTCGGCTGCGCGCGGACCGCGGGATCTCCGGGCGTGACCAGCCCATCGTTCTGGTTCCAGCTGAATCCAGCCGGCTCGAAGGCCATCACGCCATCGAGAAATTCGACGGCCTCATCCACCGGGATCTCGGCGGTGAACACGCCATACGGCGCGCTCGACGCGGGCAGGTACAAGATCCAGACGCCACTCGTAATGGGGTGGGCTTCAATCCGGTCGTAGCGGGACACCTGCCCCGCCACACGAATCCAGCCCTCCGAGGGCAGATTGACGGCCGTCACATAGAGCACGCCGTTGCCCGGGGAATACGACGACCAGGTACGCCCTTGCGTCGGATTCGCGGCGCTCGGCGAGGCCACGATCGCATTGTTGACGAACATCCATTGACTGCCGATCCGCGCCGGAAAGCGGCCCGGCAGCCCGGCGACCGGGAAGATCGTCGCGTCGTTCACCGGCACGCCGAGCGCGCGGCTCTGCGTCGCATCGGG